TCAAGTTACACCTCCAAAAGGATTTAAAGTAGACTTGATTGACAACGAACACTTCCTAACAATAAAGTTAGATGAAAGAAAGTTTGTTAATTTAGTGCATGATGAAAAGATTGCTGCATTACAATATGTGGTTCAATTAAAACACGCTCTAGAACTAGAGGGTGCAATTGTTTTAGTGACTAGGGAAGCTTTAAAATGAAAATTGCGATTGTTATACTAAGTATCTTATCTGTTTCTTTTGCTGTTGCATATACTGCAACACTAAGTGCTTTGATAAAAGCAAATAATATATTAACAAAAACTATTATTGATAAGTTTATTCTACAAGAGTACATTGACACTGTTCAATCTGGCAAAGATATAAAAACTGATGAAGAAATTCATCAAGAAAGTTTTTTAAATTTTATTTCTGAATCAAGAGATTGGGCATTTGAGTATATAGAAAATGTTCAGTCTGCTTTAAATAAGTTTGTTGCTGAGGTTGATCCATCTATTGAATATTTTGAAAAATATGGTGATGTAGTTGCAGGACCAAACAACGAACTATTAAAGAAAATTTCTGTTTCATATAAAGAATTAAAGAATGTGTTACCAAAGGATCAAGATGTTTAAGCTAAAAGATCCAAGAAAACTAACTCTTTCTGCATTTCAAATTTGTGAAGAAGAAAAATGTAAAGAAGAATCTACTAAGATTTGGACTAACAGTGAAATCAGAATACTAGATCTTTGTGATAAACATTATAATGAATTAGAATCGGAGAAGATTTAAATGAAAGATGTTCTACTATCAACACTAACAGGTTTTGGATGCGGGATCGTGTTTGCTGCATTCAAATTGCCAGTACCAGCACCACCAGTTTTTGCGGGAGTCGCAGGAATTATTGGTCTATGGATTGGCTTCACAATACTAACACGAGTTATATCCTAGGAGGAATAATGAATACAACACAACTAAAGGCACTGCTTGCCTCATACGGAAGATCAGTCCTGGCATCAGGCCTTGCCCTATATATGGCAGGAGTTACAGATCCAAAGGATCTATGGACTGCTCTAGTGGCAGCACTAGCGCCAGTGGCAATCAGAGCAATTAATCCAAACGATAAGGCTTTTGGTGTACTACCAGATGCTAAGGCCGTAGAAGAGGCTCTAAAGGCTGCTAAGGCACCTGCAAAGCGAGTTGCTAAGAAGGCAGCAGCTCCAAAGAAGTAGTTTCTACTTACAGATTAGCCAGTCTAGAGATAGGCTGGCTTTTTTGTTACCCGTTTATTATTTCTAGGTATTTATCTTTAAGGTTTTCAACAGAGAAATGACTAAACCCTAAATCAATAGCCTGTTGTTTACTATCTGTCTTATTAGAGTTATCAACATAATCATCAATAAGACTAGCAAACTTATCAAGGTTTGGAGTATATATGTCCACCATTGATTTGGTTTGGAATGACCCTATTTTTTCTGAGGGGATAAGCCATTGACTTGGAAGAATGATGTTATTAGGAGATATATCTGTCATAAATACAGGTAGTCCACTAATCAATGCTTCATTCATTGGCAAGCATAATCCAGCATATCTTCTTGGTAATATCATAGCATCATAGCCAGAGTAAAGGTCTTGTCTGTTCTTAATGTTATCAGTATCAATAGTTATTCTTGAGTCTTTGGCCTTAATTTTTAGATCTGTTTGTGTTTTAATTACTAACTCAAAATCAGCTTTAGATTTTGTCATCATTTCTAATATAGACTCTGTACCATTTCTGTCTTTGGCAGCTTTCTTTCCACCAATATGAAGAATTCTATTGTGGGTTTTAGATAAGTTATTTGCTCTAGCCTCATCAAATATTGATGTCGTTGTTGGTGGTGGCAAATGAATTACTTTGGTTTTATCTCCAAACATCTTTTGGACTATTTCAATGTTCCATAGACTTGGTGATAATAAAACATCTGGAAGTGTTAGGCTTGGATTATTCATATGACCAAAGAGTTCATAGTTGTACTGCAATATTGTTTTTACATTATGCTTCTTAGCTAAGTCTATGAAGTTAGGACTATAAAATGTTTCACAGCTTAATACTACATCAATGTCCTGTAAGAATCTAAGATATTCTTTTGTTGTTGGCATTCCTACAGATGTTTTTCTATAGTTATATCCTTCATACCATTCTGGATGTTGTTGATTCCCGTTAAAATGTGATGAATCAATTAGTAGTATCTTGTCTGGGTTAAGCATGTTAACAAGTTCTCTTGTTTGATTGCCTAGTCCAGTGTTGTCTGATCTTGCAATGATTCCTAGTCTCATTTTTTATATCCCCAAACATCATCATCGCTTGTAAACTTTCTTGTTCCCTGTCTTCCATCTAAATGATAGGATCTTTTTATATTTCCTTCAGGGTGGTAAATCCAAAGTTTATGTTTATTCCATCCATCTATACTAAATTTATCGTATGGGAGAATATCGTCTTGAATTATTCCATGTGTTCTATCTTCAATAAAAGTTTTTTCTTTGAGTGGAGGAAGGATAACATTTTTATAATAAGAGACCCTAGTCAGGTGTGGCCTTTGACTCCATTGTGCAGTTTTCATAAACCCATCTTCTAAACCAAACATCAAATGTTTATGAGGTTCAGGAATTAAAGCTTCAAAATGAAAACGAATTGTATTTGCTTTTTCATATTCAATAAAATCAAGACACTTATTCCAGTCAATTACTTCATCTGTTACTAAAGGTGCATCACCTTCTACATACAGAAGCAAAGAAGTTTGTATCAGATCAATAGTTTTACGCATCATTGTAGTTTGATGGCTATGCTTATCAAAAATTATTGGTAATACATTTTTATATTCATGTAAACATTTCCAAAGAATTCTATTCTTATACTCATCATAGTCTGCTTTTCTATGCTGTTGTTCCCTGCGTAATCCATCAATCTGCATAATTATTTCGTTATCTGGAAAGTGATGTCTAATAGATTTAATAGTTTCATCAATCATTTCTGTGCTCGGATGATCTGGGATAATTGATGTTGCAAGAATAATAGTTACATCATTTTTATGCATTGATTTGCTCCATAATTTTGATAGATAGATCTCTTTTATATTTTATCCACCAAGTAACAACCTGATGCATATTTTGTGGGTACTGACTTAGCATACCAGGAAGCATATTCTTTATGTCTGCCCAATTAGAAACGCTATCAAATGGCATTGTTTTTCCAAATATAGACTTATAGAATTCTGTATAGTTTCCTGTTGAATCTATATTATCTGATATTGGTAGACATAGTAATTCTATTGCTTCAAATAACCTAAAAGAATCTATAACTACTGCGCCACTTGGGGCAGGGGCTATTCTAGTTTTAGACAAAGACTTATAGTATTCTGATGGGGTCTCTCCCTGTGCAAAGCCTGATGTTGGTTTAAAAACAGAATTTGGTATTTTTTGAATTGCTTCTGCTAATTGACTTCTTCTTTGATGAGTAATCTGCCCAGCAAAAAATAAATCATATTCTTTTTCTGGATATGGTGGAAGATTTTTAGATAAATGCTGTGGAACACCTACTGGTAGCTTGTTATATTTTTCATGTTTTACATGTGGGTATTGTATCCATACCTCAATATTGGGATGAACAATCTTTTCTATGTCAAACTTACCTTCTTCATCACCAGTAATAAACAAAACCACCCTTGATAAATTAGATAACTCTTTAGAGATATGCTCTTCATGTCCAATATTTTGTGGTCCAGGAATAACTACAAAAGCTTTATCTTCGTTAGGAATAGAAGACACTTTAACTTGTTTTATATTATTTTTATCAAATACTTCTTTTAGAATGCCGTAGTCCCATTTGTCAGAAGCACAATCTTTTTTGTCAAAAGAATAAAGATAACATTTAGATTGATTCATAGTATAAGTGAACCTCATGCTGATAGTCTAAAATTATTTCAGTATAACCTAATCCCTTAATCCATTGTCTAAGATTATATAAAGATTCATTCCATTGCTGTAACATAAACTCAGGGTGTCCAGATAGCCAAATCTTTGGTTTGTGCTCTCTAAGGACCTTCTCAGCCCCTCCTAGAACCCTCCACTCACTGCCTTCTACGTCCAATGAAATGGCGGTAGGTGGCTTAATTCCGTGATCATATACACAAGAATCTATAGTAATCTGACCATAGGATTCTCCTTCAAGGTATAGTTCTTTAAATCCGTGGGCTGCTTCAATTACGTTGTTAGCTTCTGGTGGCCATTCATTATAATATATTCTTGAAAGATTGTTTATCTTATCAGATGCAAATCCAGGAATACAAACTATTGGAAGATCTAAATTGTTTGCACTCCAAAGCAATGGAAAGTGTGACCAGACTTTAGGGTTTGGTTCAAATACAACTACTTCCGCACCCCACATTTGACATAGTGCAGCAAACTCGCCTTCTTCTGCACCAACATAGTACATAACATCTCCAGAAGAAATATTTTCAGACATGTGTCTTAGTCTTGGTTTTTCCCAACCTTTAGGTTCGTACCATTCAGGGCGAGCAGCACGATGATCTGGCAAAGTAATCTCAAACTCACCATTAACTATTACTTTTTTCATCTCTGTCATTTCTGCAACCAGTCTATTAATGATACTTTTGGTGTCCATCCAGTTAAACCTTTAAACTTTTCATTAGACGCAAGAGTTTCTTGCACCTCACCAATTCTTGACGGGATAAACTTAACATCATTTGAAATCATATTAGCAATATCAATTATAGAATAGTTACTTCCATACCCAATGTTATATACCTCACCGAAGCCCTGACTTGCTTCAGATGCAAGAATGTTTGCTTCTACTACATCAGATATATGTGTAAAGTCTCTGCGCTGAGAACCATCTCCAACAACTGTCAAAGCTTTTCCTTCATGGTACTGCTTTAAGAATAACCCTATTACTGGTGCATACTGGCCTTTAAGTGGCTGTCTATCTCCATAAACATTGAAGTATCTAAGTGATATAGTCTCAAGACCATAAAGATTATAGTAAACTCTTGCAAGGTTTTCACCAAATACTTTTGCCGCAGAGTATGGTGTCAGTGGGTCGGATGGTTGTGTTTCTATGTTTGGAAGTATTGCTTTCTTGCCATAGGCAGAGGATGTACTAGAATAAACAAACTTTTTTACTTTTGCTAATCGAGATAGTTCTAACACATTAGCAGTTCCTACTGCGTTAGACTCAATAGATTTTTTAGGGTTTAGGATTGCTGGTTGAATTCTTGCATCAGATGCAATATGAAATACATAGTCAATTCCATTAAATAAATGTTCTATCTTATTATAATCACAGATATCATATTTATAATTATTTGCTTTTAAGTTCCAGTAAAATTGCTCATGACACTCTGCTGACTCATTATCTATACAGATAACATTATGACCAAGGTCTATAAGCTTATCAACAAGATTAGATCCAATGAAGCCTGCTCCTCCAGTTACTAAGCAATTCATTTAATACCCAACTCTTCTAAGATTGCAGTCCATCTATGGACATATGTGTGTTCATTCTTTGTTCTGTTGTGACCAGCATATCTTATTTTTTCTCTTGATATTCCATCTAGCAGATAGTGATCTATTTTTGTTTTAAGATCACTTAAGTTGCCGTGTTCATAAAAAACAATCTCTTCTTCATCAATAAAATAATCTTCTAATCCTTTAATACGAGGGTAAATAGTAAAGCCACCACGACCAGTACTTTCAAATAGTCTATCGCTAGTATAGTATGGATAGTTAAAGCCTATATTAAGGCTGTCTCCGATAGCAATCTTACTCTTAGCATAGATCTTATTTAGATCATCACCACGAACTGTTCCAGTATCTCCATCCCCACCAACATGCAAGAATCTTTTACCGTATGTTTTTCTTAAAAAGTCTACTAACTCTGGTCTGTACTTATACTCATGGTGGTATCCTTTGCTGCCAACAAAGATAACGTCATACTGAAAATCATACTGGCTGTAGTCAGAATGAATATAACACTCTTTATCGTATACCCCTGCAGTTAAGAAATGTCCAAATACATTAGTGTTCTCGTTAAACCAATCAGCCATTAGTTTATCTACAGTAAAGAAATGACCAATGGTTTTATAAAAGTTATCTTGCTCTAAGTCTTTCTGTCTTTCAATACCCATCCATAAGTCTAGGTGGTAGCTCATTGTAGGAATGCCAGCATCTTTAAGTTTTATTAATACCTCATCCATAGAGATATTTCCAGGAGTTGCCCACTTATGTGTATGAACCCAAACAAACAGATCACTATTAAGTGCTGCGTTAAGGATAGACTCACTAGTCGATTTCTTTTCCTGCATTTTTTGAACGGTATGTCCAAGGGACTCTAAAGACTTTACGTGATGATTCTCACTACTATAAGGAACCTCAAAGTTCCCTAGAAAAACTATATTGGACATTGCCACCCTATCTTATTTGTTCTTAATATTATATCACGCTTAATATGTTATACTATTATAAAAGGTATGGGGAATATGAATTTTATATATATATGTCGTATTGGTGAAAACGAAGAGCTAAGGTATTCTATTAGGTCAGTACTAAACAGCTTTCCAGAAGCCAGTATCTGGGTTATAGGCGGTAAGCCAGACTGGTATGTTGGAAACTATATATACGTTGATCAAAACAATAGTAAATATAATAATGCCATATCTAATCTTAATGCCCTTTGTAATTCAGACTTAACCCCTGAAGAATTCTTTCTAATGAATGATGACTTCTTTATCTTACAAAAGATAGATAAAATAGACATGCTTCATGGTGGTCTACTGTCTGAAAAGATTAGTAGATATCAAAAAATAGCAAGGTCTTCATCCTACATTAGAAAACTGTTCTCAACTAATGATAGATTAAAGAAAAATAACATTAATGAACCATTAGATTATGAGCTTCATATCCCAATGCACATGGAAAAGGGTAAGCTAAAGCAAATTCTTGATCAATACCCAGAATTATTATGGAGATCTATGTATGGTAATACTTTTAATCTTGGCGGAACTCAATGCCAAGACGTAAAGGTTTATGGAAACCATGTTATTAGATCTGAAAGACAAGGAATAGACTACACAAAAGATATATTTTTATCTACAGATGACATTTCTTTTAAAAGAATAGTATTGCCAGAGTTTCAAAGTATGTTTAGCACTAAAAGCATTTTAGAGAAATAGACTAAGACTCTTCTTTATCTTTCTTAAAGAATCTTTTAAACCATCTTTCTATTCTTTGTTCAATCTTTCCACCAGTAGTTTCGTTTTTATAGTAATCACTCTGAAAATAAGGTGAAGCAAAGGTTTTAGCAAAATGGTTTCGTCCCATTCCTAAATTATACCACTATAACTTGAGCCTCTACTAGCTTGTCGTAGATGTTAGACATCATAAAACCAAGACTCATTTGACTTTGCGCTATGCTTTCATTAGCTTTTTCTTCGCTCATACCGTTGTCTAAACAAAATTGTTTATTATCTGTATTGATTGATTCCATCATAATTGATATTATATCGTCTTTATTCATAGTTATATTATATACCTTTCATTCTTAAATAGTCAAGCCTTTTATCTTAACATAGAGCGAGTGACCAGAATCGAACTGGCACTACCAACTTGGAAGGATGGTGCACTACCATTATGCAACACTCGCTTAGCTGGGGATGCTGGATTCGAA